TACTTCATCTTCAGATGCTATATAATCCAAACATGATATCATAACAAAATAATTAACTAGTGGATCGTCATCGTCCATTTTAACAATTGATGTAAACTCTTCTATAGTTGGGTATTTCAAAAAGAGGCTATATGTTCCATCAAGTTCGATTTTATTAGTATGCGTTTCTGTTTCCATAAACTTGACGTTTTCTGCATCAATCACTAACTGTATTGACTCTTCTGTGTCTGGGTCTTTAATTTGAAATGTAATTGTGTTGTCAACAGATCGTGACCTCAGAACTAGAAGCACATATTCCAAATCAAACATAGCAAATTTAGATACGTCTTCATCGATAATACAATTACTAACAACTTGTCTTGCCGCCATGATTTCTTGCATTGGATCGTTTGCTTCTTGTGCAACCAACAGAATTTTTTCTTCTTTAACAGTAAATGGTCTATACTTTATTTTCTTTTTTGTTGATGGTAATTCCATCTCAAAAATAGGTATGTCAATTTTAGGTAGTGCCATGATATAAATATCCTCTCATGTTATGATCCGAATGTACGTGAAGCTAATCTATTAATCTGATTAGCCTTTCTACTAACGTTGTCAAAATCATTGTTAAATCTGGTAAATTTGTTTACCGCATCTTGTATTCCTCTTGGTACGACGTTTGCGCCAATAAGCTGACCCATTTCACCAAGGTTGTCTATTAGATCAATTATACCGTTACCACGATTGAAACGTGATGATGGTGAACCAACTCTTTCACCAGATAATTGTATTCTATCATATTGGAAGCTTACGGGAAGAACAGCAAAGCTATCGTTGTTATCCCATGCTAGGTCTACATCTCCCATCATACCAGGAAATGCGTTGTCTAATATAGTTTCGTAATATCTGCCAGTATCAAGATAATCAGCCGAATAGTGTTTAATTATGACACGACAGGCGTACTCATCTTTATATCCAATTTCAAATGGAAGCATTCCATCTACTTCGGCAAAGTTTCCACCTGCTGTGGAATAGTTTACAATTCTTTGCGCCCATGAATGAAAGAATGTCAACATCTGTGCATCAGAGTCTAGCATAAAGATTGCTTGTACTGGCTCTGGGTTCAAACTGGTTGGCATCATTCTTCTTTGTTGTGCCACAGCTTCGTATGAAGCCATTCCTATTGTTATGCCTGGTATCGCCACATTCTTACAGAAAAACGTTAAGTCTCTTGCATCCGCTGATGATGTGTTGAATGGAAAGTTTACGATAGTAACTTCGAATAGCGAACTGCGTGAAGGTCCGCCAAAGCGATCCATCTGTGTTTTAAAATCTGATATGCTAAACGCCATTATCTGCCCTTTATGATAGCTCTGGAATCTTTCCAGACTTGTGCTTTGGTAGCCCCAACAAACTTTTGGCTTGGTAAAAACAATGCAATGTCCCACTCAGTAGGTTGGATATATACAAACTTTGTTCTTACTTGGCTCATCAAGTAGTGTTTCACAGTGGGCTTGAACATATTAAACTTTGCCGCACCCGATAGTATATCATAATTTATTTTTAATTTAGTTGCTTCCGTATAACTCTTGTTGTTTGCCGTGTCGTATAAAGCATCCATTAGTTTTGCTCTTAGAGGTGGCGGTAAATAGTGTAGGTTGATTCCTAAGAAACCACCCTTTGCTTTATTTATAGGAAAAATTAAAGGATAGTTGTCATAATAAGGCAATTTAGACTTGTCGCCTTTCCATTTAGGATCGTACATGAAAGTATACATGTTACCCAATCTAAATTTAGTTTCATAACGATCCGCACCCATCTCTTTGATAAGTCTCGTTCCTTCAGCTTGTTTCTTTGTAACTGCCTTGGCTTGGTCACGATACCAATTACGCGCTTCTTGAGTACGTGCTGGCATCTGTCCAGATCGAATACCTTTTAATAGGATATCGTCGAATACTTTTGCTACCATCTTACTTTATTCCCAGTTCTTTCTCTGTGTAAATCTCAAATTGCCACCCACGCTGAGCGCAGAATTTCCTAGCGGCTTTCCATTTAGCATCGTTAATCCCAAAGGTTTTAACCTCATTCAAATATTTCCTTGATATTCTACCAGTTTTGGTAGCGTTTTTCTTAGACCTATCAGGTGGTCTTGTTTGTGCATAAGGTTTAATCTCAATCATCATAGTTGCGCTCTTGCCATCAGCTATTCTCTTGTTGACAATTACATCAGGATAGTACCTATGGCGTCTTCCGTCAATAGGAGATACATATGGAACTACGACTTCTTCTGATTGCCACCATAAAACATCGGGGTGAATATCAACATATCTAAAGAATTTGAACTCCCACATTGACCTATAAATGATCTTTGTGGGGTCGCCTTTGTATTTAGACGGGTTTTTTGGTCGAAATCTACCACTATGCGCCATGATATAATAAAATTAACCTCTCGATTTAATATAAATAGACTTATACAACACTATTTATAAGAAACAGGCAAGGGTTACACATGGGCATTTTCGGAACAAAGTTCTTAAGACCAGAAGTGTTTGAGAGAGCAAAAGCCTCATCAAGCCAAACATCATATCAATCATTTCCAGCGCAACCACACCCACATAGTATTCTAATGGTGTTCAAGAAATATGACTATGCAAAATATGCAGATGGGTTTAATATCAGAGAAAACACTCGTGTAACTCGTGGTGGTAGGGCATCTGGGGTTGGTTTGCGATCCACAAACTCAATCGAACTTCCCTTTCCAAAACAACTTAACGACTCTACTGATTTGAGAATAAATGGTTTCGAGCGTGACCCATTTGCAGAAGCAATTGCAAATAAAGTAAAATCTTTTAGTGAAGGTGGTACTGTAGAAGATTTACCTGGTATGGTACAAGGATTGGGTGCTAGTATGGCACAGGCTTTATCTGGTGGTAATTTTGTTGGTGGACTTAACGACATAGCATCGAAGTTCTTGGGAACTGACCTTAAAGACATTGCATCTGGCGCTCAATATTTGCTAAGAAGCAATCCACTAATGGATGGTAGTATTTCTAAAACTATTGACACTGTTACAAACCAAACTTTAAACCCTCGTGAAACTCTTGCTTTCGAAGGTGTTAATTTAAGGGCGCATCAGTTTTCTTGGGAATTGTTTCCTAATAACGAAAACGATTCAGAACGTATCCGAAATATCGTAAAACAAATAAAAAGAAATTCATTACCAACTGTTACTTCTTTAGCTGGGATACCAAAGGCGTATCTGCAATACCCATCCACTGTTGATATGTATCTGCTTGGTGTAAATGAAGAACATTACATGAAGTTCAAAACATCTATGGTAACTCAATTTACAGTTGACTATGGTGCTGGTGGTGGTGTTGCTATCATGAAGGGTGGTAAACCTGCTGGTGTGACTATAAACATATCACTACAAGAATTGGAAATTGAAACTGCTCATGACTATGGGCATGAAGACAACGCTCAACAAAACGCTGTTTTTAGAACAAACAGTGTAGGCGGTAGAGGTAGCGAAAATGACTAAATATTTTGAAAACTTTCCAGTAATAAATTATGAAGGTAGAATGGTGCGTGATATTACACGTCGTAGTAGTTTCACTAAAGAGGTTTCTAATAACCCACTATTACACCTTCCATTCACTGTTAAAGAAGGTCAACGTCCAGAAGACATAGCTGAATTCTATTATGGTTCTACAGATTATACATGGTTAGTATATCTTTCTAATAACATTATAGACCCTTACCACGAATGGCCTAAAGCAGAAGCAGATTTTAATAACTATCTTATTGATAAGTATGGTGAGCAATCAGGTTTGATTGGCGAAGACGTTGTTGACTGGACTAAAGATGATAACGATGAGAATATCATCTATTATTATAAAGAGGTATAATCAATGGCAGTCGATATAGTAAAATTAGCACCAGAATCTTTTAGAACGATTTACCTTCGTAAAGAAGATCGTATTATCTTGCGTACTGAGCAAGGTCGTAAAATTATTATCAAACGTATCATACCTGATGAATGGAAGCCTTGGAAACTCTATGATCAAGAGTTAGCTGACAATAACAACAAAAAAGAAATATTCTTAATTGATGCACAGTTTCTACCACAAATTACAGATAACTTTATCAAGAAAACACGTAGCTAATGACTAACAAAAATGATTTTAACCCTTCGGCAGGTGATATCCTGAGCGCAGTCGTATCCAATTATTCGGGTTCGAAGTCGGAAGATATGTTTGGACGTATACTTGGTTTTGATATTAGACAATCTATGACGCAGATGGGGTATTCTGGAAGTATTACTGTTTTAGATACTATTGGGTTTATTGACGATTTTCCTTTGAGATCAGAAGAAACTATGGAGTTAAAGATTAAGTCCTTTGACACTAATACTGAATTCAACATTAAGGTTCATGTATATAAGATAGATAACTTTGTTGTTTCGGAAAGTGGGAATGGTTTGTTGTATACGATACATTTTGTATCGGACATTTCATTTAAGGCAAGTACAAGACGTATTACTAAAGCTTACCAAAGTTCTATTAGTGGCATTGCAAAAGAAGTTTTCGAAACATATTTTTCAAAATTAGGTGGTGCAGATTATCTTTCTGATGGTGGTAGAGTTAATGAATACGCAACAGCAAAGTATCCGATTGTAGGTCAAACAAATAGAAGTTTATTTGTACAACCTACATA